CACCGGATGCCAAAAAGCCTGCGGATGCGAAGCAACTGGGTAATTACATTCCTACCACGTTGACTTCTGCCGGAAAAACTACGGCAGATAAAGAACGTAACAAGATCCAGAACGCTTTGCGGATCGGGGCTTCTCGGGATTTCATCGTTTCGCGGAGCAAACTTACGCCAGATCAGGCTAACCGTGAGATTGACAACATTCTGATCCAGTATGGGGTGCCCAACCACGTCTATCCTCGGGTAGGGACTGGTGGGCCTGCACCGGACATCAAGACGGTCAAGCCAGCCAAACCCGCAAGTGTGGCCAAAAAAGCTGCGGATCTGGGCAAAGTTCCTGTTCCGAGTGATGGCCCTTCCCCTGAGTTGACAACAGCACTGGCGAACAACAAGGCTGACTTTTTGGTTAAGTCTAATGTGGACAACGTTCTTCGAGTGCAAGAAGCTTTGGTAGGGTCCAAGATTGCTCGAGTCAAGAGTGTTGATAGTAAACTACCTCGACACGATTCTCCGCAGGGTAAGAAATGGAAGATTCATTCCGGGACTCTCGCGGTGTGTACGGGAGATGGTCACGTACATTTGCACGAGGGGCTGCATGCTCGGGAAGCTATTATCAATAAGGCTGCACAATCGGGGTGGTTTACTCCTGGAGGGTCGGACCCAATAGAAAATGTGGTTGCACATGAATTGGGTCATGCTCTTTTGATGGACCATCGAATGACCCCCAGTCAGCGGAGAAAACTTATTGAGTCGGTGATGATGGAATTTAGCTTGGACAATCCACTGGGTGCTGCTTCTGCGGGGGGTTGGTATAACGGGCTGATGAATAGAGTCATATCTCATCCTCCCAACAATGCCAAAATCAAAAGAAGCATCAGTAAGTACGCAGCTACCAGCATGGACGAACTGATTGCGGAAGTGTGGACCGAATACACTATGAACAAAAAGCCCCGGCCACGAGTGAAGCGAATAGGAGACGTTATCAAGGGAATCATTCAAGAGGGGAAGTTTTAATGCATCAAGTTCCCAGCGCATGTGATTCATGTATCCACCGACTGACAGATGGGTCGTGCGAGGCATTCACTAGAATCCCGGATCGGTTCATTGTGTGGGGAGAATCCCATACGACTCCCATTCCCGATCAAAAGAATAGGGTAGTGTGGGAGTTTGCACCCGGGACAGAGCCGGAATTTGAAGACTGGAAAAGCCTTCAGGAAGCAGGGAGTTAGAAAATGAGTCTGGGACTCACTAAGCCGGGAATGCGTTCTGTGAACCTGACCGGCATGCATCACCCGAAGACCGGCCAGCTGATCGAGCCTCTCGGGTTTTTGAAAAACGGCTCGCCGGTGTGGCCCGTTATCGGGGCCGCTTCGGATGATCCTGATGACCCCGCTTACACGGGTGAGGAAGATGACGACGAGGATGAGGAGGAAGAGGAGGACGTTAAGTTTCCTGCATCCAAGTCCAAGAAGAAGGTTGTCAAGGACGACGAGGACGACGAGGAAGAGGACGACGAGGAGGACAAACGTCCTCGTGCTATTCGTCAGGCCGCTCGGTACCGTACTCAGCTCCGTGCGGAGCAGGCCAAGACCCGTGATCTCGAGGAACGTCTCCGGGCGATCGAGGACAAGGACAAGGATCCGGATGAGGTCACGTCTCGGACGTTGACCGAATTGCGGGCCAAGGAGACCGAACAGACTGAAATCATTCGCGTGATGAATGCCCAGCTCGCTTTCTTCAAGTCCAATCAGATTGACTGGGTGGATGCGTCTGATGCCTTTGCTTTGGCGGAGCGCCAAGGGCTTTTCGATGACGTCATTGACGAATCTGGTAATGTGGATGCGCGTGAACTCCGGCGCAGTCTGCGGGAGCTCGCGAAGCGCAAGCCACACCTTGTCAAGAAGCAGGATGTCGATCCCAAGGCCCGAGGCCGAAAGGATGACGACACTGACGACGATGATGAGGAGGAAGACGACGAGGATATCCGCCGTCCGGCTGGCACGATGAACGGGAAGCGAAAGGGGACCAAGGGAACCCCGAACCGAGCTGCGCTCGCCAAGAAGTTCCCGGTTCTTAACTCTTTCTGATCGTTCACTCCGATAGGTCTGTGGCCTCACGGAATTGCATTAAAGGCTACGTTCCCAATAGACGAAAGGAGTGAACGTGAGTCGTCTCGACAAGACCAATTCGGCAATCGGTAGTTTTCGTGCGCCGCTGAATGCCGCTTGGAATGCCACGTCCGGCCCGTCCGGCGTGACTGATCTGAATCGTGTGATCGGCGTCGCCCTCAACGGTTCCGGCAAGCTGATCAAGGCCACTACCGCTGTTTCGTGTGTCGGCATCCTGTGTCTTTCATCTGCCAAGGCAGCGGGAGACATCGTGGATGTTTTCACCAACTGTGAGGTGGTCGAGCTGGACCTCAACGACATCCAGGGTGCCACGACCCCGGCAGCGGGTACGAAGTACTACCTGGACGTCACGGCTGGTCGCCTCACCGCGACTGCGCCGATCGCTGCCAACATCGGCTTCTACATCGGTACGACCGTGGAGGCTTCTCGCCTCGTGGTTCGTGCCGGGTTCGCGGGTGCGCTGTGATGAACTTCTCCCGTCCGGCTCTCGAGCTGAACAAGCAGGGCCTCGTGCGGCCCGACATGGTCATGCCCGGTCTCGTTTCGACGAAGGCTAAGAAGGGCATGGAACTGGTCGACCTGCGATCTCTGGGTATTCTCCCGGGCATCGCCGGTGGTGCCAACCGACTGGGCTATCACGCATCGGCTGATGTCGTAACGCGCCTCGCGGACGGCACCGACCTGAACGGCGTGTGGTCCGACTTCATGGCTTTGCTGAATGCTGTCAATCAGCCCCGGCAGAACCTGATCAACTTCCTCACTTTTTCGGTGGGTTCTCCAACCGAGACCGTGACCCAGCCGGGCCAGGGTGTCGACTTCGAGGAAGCCACCGAGTACGGTGAGCCGGTTGGCTCCCGGATCGCTCCGGCGTACTTCCAGATGGGGTACACCTTCAAGTGGTATGACCTAGCTGCCCGTTATACCTGGCAGTACTTGGCCGACGCCACGGAGGCGATGGTTAACTCGGTGGCTAACGCCAGCGTGGAGGCGTACTACCGTCTGTTGCTGAACCAGGTCCTCAAGACTGCGTTCAATCCGACGAACCTCACGGCGACCATCCAGAACCAGAATTACAATGTTTACAAGTTCTACAACGCTGACGGTACCGTTCCGCCTGCGTACAAGAACAACACGTTCTCCGGCAGCCACACGCACTACAAGACGTCGGGTGCGAACTCGGTACTCGAGGCTCAGGACCTCGACACGATGGTCATCGACGACTTTACGTCGCACGGCTACTCGCAGGACAATGGCTATCGGATCGTGCTGATGGGGAACACGGCTCTGGGCAACCAGATTCGTAACTTCCGTAGTGCGGTCAACACCGGGCAGAGTGTCGCCGGTAACTACGGTCGATACGACTTCATCCCTGCCCAGGGTCAGCCGGGTCAGATCATTCCGGCAACGACCCAGGTTATCGGTGCTTCTCAGGTGGCAAACAACCTGGGTGGTCTGAACGTCATCGGTTCCTACGGTCCGATTACGATCGTCACTGACGACTACATGCCGACCGATTACCTGCTCACCTTCGCGACCGGAGGTACGGATAATCTCCTCAACCCCATCGGCCTTCGAGAGCACGCGAACACCAACCTGCGGGGTCTTCGTCTGGTCAAGGGTCGCAACCCCGACTACCCCCTGATCGATTCGTTCTGGGTGGCTGGTTTCGGTACCGGTATCCGGCAGCGTGGTGGCGGTATCGTCATGCAGCTCACTTCGTCCGGTACCTATACCGCTCCGGCGATCTACGCCTGATCGGAGGCCTGATATGCGACAGATCGACTGGGACAAGAAGTTGAGTGATGACGACATCGCCTGGCTTCGTCAGGCTGGGAGCATCCGGTCGGAAGACCAGATCGTCCAGCATCAGGCGCAGTTCGATGCTGAGGTCCCTGATCCGGAGATTCCGGAAGACACGCTGACCCAGTCAGTGATCGACCCTAACTCCCGGGCAACCGTTCCAGCGGAAACGGGCGACGGTCCAACCCTTGTCGATCCAACCCAGGAAGATCCCCCGGGTGACGATAACGACACTGATGACGACTACGACCAGTGGACCGTCAAGGAGCTGAGTGACCAAATCTCGGCTCGCAACGCGATCGAGGGTCGGTCGACAGACGTCGAGGTGACCGGTACCGGGAAGAACGGTGCGGTGACGAAGGCGGATTACATCAAAGGCCTTCGTCTGTGGGATTCGGAGAACGTTGGGGTTCTCTAAGCTCATATTTCTCCTCGGGTGAAAAGGGCTCGGTGGCTTCGGCTGCCGGGCTCTTTTCTTTGTTAGTTCTCATCACGTTGCGGTAATGTATGATTGGGTCATCTCAGAGCTTAGGAGGTGACCTTGTGGCCACTGATGCAGAAGTTTCCCAACTTCGCCGATCTACCGCTCTCGATATGGATGATGCAGTTTATACTGACTCACTCGTCGGGGGGATGATCGACGATCTGGGAATGGAAGCAGCCATAGCGCAAATCTGGCGCGAAAAAGCCGCTTCTGCGGCCGGGCTGGTCGACATCACCGAATCGGGGTCTTCACGCGCTCTCAGTGCCCTGCGCAAAGGATACCTGGAGATGGCGGAAGCGGCCGTACCTGCGACGGACACCGTTGTAACCAAGAGGTCTTACACTGTGGGGATCGAGCGGGTATGACTGCCAACTCCGTGACCATCCAAGCATTGCGACAGCAGACGGCTGCTTTCATTGCAGACGATCCGACTACGGCGCAGCTGATCCCAGTCACGCGAGTTACCCAGCCCAACGGAGGTTTCAATGAGCAAGCAGGCACTCCGCGCGCTTCGCAGACATTCAAGTTGTCTCTCCTCGCGTATGATCAGCGTCCTACGGTCACGGTCGCAGGTGTGGAACGAGTCATTGACTACCACGTGATCGGACCACACGACATGGCTATTGCTCCGGGAGATTACTGGATTGATGGCGAGGGAACTCGTTACGACGTGGTGGGTTTGACTGAGGGCTGGGGTTACGAGACCAAGGCGTTTGTGTCTCGGCATATTCCCCGGAACGAGAGGCCCTGATGGCTCGTAAGGGAACGTTCGTATTTGACAGCTTGACGCCCCAGCTGAAAGAGCTATTACCCAGGGTAGACGCAGCCGTGGATCTCGTGTTTGATCGCTATGAAGCGATCGCCGAGACATACGCGCGTACCAATGCTCCGTGGACTGACCGGACAGGTAATGCTCGAGGGGGGTTGTTTGCCCAGCACGACAAAGAACCGATGGTCAAACACGAGTTGACCATTTTCGGGACCATGCCATACACGTTCTGGCTGGAAGTACGTTGGTCTGGTAAGTATGCCATCATCGGTCCCACGATGGTGGAAATTGCTCCTCAGATGGCAGGCGATATCGCGGCCGCAGTAAACCGGGCGGTGAGGTCATGAGGACCCTGATATTTCAAGCCATCATCGCGGATAGCACACTGAATTCCTTGGGTATTGTCGATGAGAATTCATTCGCTGTGGATGTCGACACTCCCGAGACTAGGCCCTTTTTGCAGCTTCGGTGGGGGAGAAACAACGAGGGCCTTGACGTGGTAACTCGTCGTGATCTCGTAGTATGGGTTCACGACCAACCCGCAAACTATGCACGAATAGACTCCATCATTTCACGTCTTAGGGTTTTGCTTCCCTCTCTGGTGCCCAGCACCGACGGCAGCAGCTGGCTTTCTGGCGTTGAGTGGACTGGAGATAGTGAAGACCTGACCGATGATGGTCACAGGACAATCGCTCGTAATACCGGCTTCGTGCTGGTTGGCTCGGGCCAGTAGGAAGGGAAGATATGCGCTACATCAAGTACATCGGCATGGCGCACATTCGGCAGATCACTGCCCGGGACTGGCGCTCGGTCGGCCTGACCGGAGACACGGTGGTGTGGTCTGCTTACAACGGGTTTGCTGTTCCGGCCGATTCGCTGACCGATGACCAGATCTCGAAGGCGATTACCCCCGACAAGGACTTCGTCATTACGGGCGAGGACTCCGACGGTAACGAATTCGTGCCCCAGCCCCAGAACACCGACATGGTCCCTTCACAGCTCGACCAGCTGGTTAACAACCCCGTGGACGTGGTCGACATGCTCGAGGGGGGTTCTGTGGTCTCTCCGGACGACTCAGGCGTCTCGGAGGCACCCGGGGGTGCGGCCCCGACCAACACGGTCACCGGTTCGTCCGGTGGCGAAGAGCCCGGCACTACCGTTCACTAATGGATCTCCGCTGCCCACACCGCAAGTTCGGGGAACTGGTCGTGCCCTCGGGTGACAATGGCCAGATTTCCGTAGCTTGTCCTTCCAGGTGGTGTGGAAAGCGGCCGGGCGTGACTGTGCTGCACGTATTCAGCACGAGAACTGGTGAACTGTTGTCTACTCGACAGTTCCGAAATCCCCTGAAGGAGGGAAATACTCATGGCTCTGGGAAACGCGATTCCCTACGGCCTGCGGGACGTCAAGTTGATCCAGTATCCGACTCTCGCAGCTGACACCTTCGGTTCGACTCTGGTGGACCTGCCGATCGCCCGTACGTTTTCGTTCAACGACACCGAGGACTACGAAGACCTGCGGGGTGATGACAAGCTTTACACTTCGCACGGTCAGGGTGCTTCGGTCGAGTGGGAGCTGGAATCTGGCGGTATTTCGTTTGCTGCTCACGCCATCCTCGTCGGCGGTGTGGTCATCGACACCGGAATCTCACCGAACCAGGTGAAGCGATTCCGCAAGAAGTCGCTGGATCAGCGTCCGTTCTTCATTGCGATCGGACAGGCGATCAATGACAACGGCGGTGACTTTCAGTCTGTGGTTTGGCGTTGCCGGTCTACGGGCAATGTAGAGGGTGAGCTGGGTGACGGGGAGTTCTTCATTCCCTCGATGTCCGGTACCGGCTTCCCGTGTCTCGTGTCAGGTCTGGTCAACGCAACGGAAATCAATGACTCGGTGTACGACTTCGTATACCGAGAGACCACCGGTTCTGTCACGGCTCCGGCTATTGACACTCCGTCGGCTCCGGTCACGTACTCGATTTCGGACTCCGGTGGTACTACTGCTGGGGGCGAGATTGTCATCGTTACGGGATACAACTTCGTGGGAGTCACTGGTGTCACGGTCGGTGGCACCAACGCCACTGATTTCGAGATCAATAGTCCGTACCAGCTGACCCTCATCACTCCGGCGCATGCGGCCGGTTCTGCCAACATTCTCGTTACCAACGCGACGGGAACTTCGGCCGTGAACCCTGCGGCTGCTTACACCTACGTCTGATCGATCAGGAAACTAGGAGCACTCGATGCCCTCCACCCATTTCACTCCTAACAATACTTGGGCTTCCAACCCCGCAACTGGGGTCGAGGAAGAAGTAACCACACCGAGTGGTCAGACATGCCGAGCCAAGCGCATGTCGATCGAATCGATGATTTCGGCTGGTCTTCTTGCCGAAGCGGATGCGCTGACGGCGACGATTACCAAACACACGCGCAAGGTGCGGGGAGCGAAGGGGAAGCCGGACGGCGAGGAAGTGAATACCGCCAGTCTGCTGAAAGATCCCAACGCAATCACGGACCTCATTACGATGGTCGACAAAATCGTCCCCCACATCGTGGTGTCTCCTTCGGTTCAGCTGCATTATACCGAAACAACGGTGGGCAAGACCAAGGTGACCAAGATAATTCCTGCCGAAAATCGCAAAAATGGGATCATCTATACCGACCAGATTGGTCTCGAGGACAAGATGTGGCTGTTCGACTGGGCTTCCGGCGGACTGAACACGATGCTTGCCTTTCGCGGATAACCCAAGGCTGATGTGGGAGGTGTGGTCCATGGCAAAGGAACTTCGTTCCCGACCCTCCACACTTCTTGGTGTCTTTGATCCCTGGGTTGCTTTTTGCGTCGATCGATCTTGTTTTGTGTTCGCCACATCTCTTGTGCAGGATCAAGATGAGGCTGTGGCAAGATTGCCCAAGAACGCAAAAGATGCCGCTCATTCTCGAGCGAGGCAAAGAGTGCTGGACAAGTATCTCGGCATAGATGCGGCTGATCAGCCTGGCCGTTTCCGATCCGTAGGGGGGTGACAGATGGCAAATCACACGCTGGGCACGATTCGCGGAACTATCGAGATTGATTACGATGGAGCCGGAATCGTCAAGGCCGTACGCGATACAGAGAAGGTGAAGAAGGAATTCGGAGGACTGGACGGCGCGAGCAGCAAAGTCCTTAGTGCTTTTGGATCTTTTGGCAAAGGTGCGCTGAAAGTAGCTGGCGCGGTAAACCTGGTCACAAACGGGGTTTCGGCTCTCGTTGGGATCGTCACCACTCTTGCACCTGTCCTTGCGGCGGGGTTTGCTGTTGCACCTGCTTTGGTACTTGGTTTTGCTTCCGCCATGGTTATCGCCAAAGTGGCAGTGTCTGGTGTCGCCGATGCTTTGGGCGCGGCAGCCGAAGGGGGGGACAAGTTCGATGAAGCTCTTAAAAAGCTATCACCCCAGGCACAAGCTTTTGCGAAAGCTT